AATTATTGTTTGATGATTTATTAGATGTAAATGTAAGTTCTGCTCAGGCAGATCAATCATTAGTATTTAATGGTACTAATTGGATTAATCAAAAAATCCAATTAGATTCAAATACAGAGGGTGATTATGTCAAGAGTCTTTCTGTTTCTAGTGATTTAACTAGAACAGAAACTCATGCTCATGGAAATGAACATACTATTGGATTATCAGATACAGGAGTCGTATCTGGTGATTATTTTAAAGTAAGTGTAAATGCTAAAGGTAGAATTACTGCTGGAGAAAATCCTACTACTTTAGATGAATTTGGAATTACCGATGCAATAAACAGTGATTTAATTGGTGCTCCAGACGGGATTGCTCCATTAAATAGTTCTTCTAAAATAGACGCCGCATATTTACCTTCTTATGTAGACGATGTAGTTGAATACGCAAATCAAGCAGCATTCCCAGCTACAGGTGAATCAGGTAAAATATATGTGGCCTTAGATACTAATAAAATATACAGATGGGCTACTACTGTTTATGTTGAAGTAAGTCCTGGTAGTACTGATGTTTTGACTGGGATTACTGCTGCTAGTCCTTTATATAAAGATGGACCAGCGTTAAGTCCTACAGTAAGAATACAATCATCAAGTGCTAATACTTTTAATTATGTTGTACAAAGAGATGCTTCTGGTAATTTTGCTGCAACTAATGCAAGCTTAAACTCTGTAATTTTAGGACAAACTATTATTAATGGTAGTTCGATGTATAGAAATAATCAAAGTGATTTAATTTTTCAACAAACTGGAGGCTACTCTGTTTTTTATGGATTGATTTCAGCATATGCAGGGTTGGGTTTAGTTGGAGGTAGTTCGAATATTATATTTAACAATCCGCCAGCATATATTGGTTTTAATACTTATGATAATTCTCAAAATGAATACGAAGCAATTCAATTCAATATGGATGCAGTGAGTCCTGCATCAAAGAGTGTCACTGCATTTAAAATATATCGTCCTGGACTAGGTAATATAAATGCTACTTTAAGATGGGATGAGCTAGCTAATTATTGGCAATTTAATCAAAAAACAAGAATGGGGAACATATTATTGGCAGACCAAACTGGTGGTAGTCATGTAAATACAATTACAACTAACACAGGAGGTTTAACTTTAGATTCTCAAAGTGGAACAGTATCTGTTAATGACAATCTATATGTGCAAGGATATATAAGCTTAGGAGTGCCTTCTATTGATAATATTAGCAATGATTTGTTATTGAGTTCACCAGGTTTATCTGGAACTGGTGGAGGAGAAATATCTTTAAAGGCGGATACAATAAATATTTCTCCTACTGTTTTTAATAAAAGTCCTGCGCTTACTTTTTATAATGAAAATGAAAAAAAATTTATATTCAAACCTCAAACTAAAACGATTCAAAACTTAGGAGTAGAACTACCTAGTGAATTAGGTAGCGTAGGTCAAGTCTTTCAAATTAGTAGTGTTGACGGATACATGATGATTTTGGAGCCTGCTACATTAAGTATAAAAAATCATTATACTTCATATGTAGGTACTACTCTAACAGTATTTCCAGAATTAACATTCACAGGTAATACATTAGATTCTACAGTAAGTTCTGGATTGCCAGGTTCAGGAAGTGCATTTGTTTGTGCTTGGAAGAATAATACTGGTAGAACCATTGTTGTTAAAAATACAACAGTAAGCTGTTTTCAGCAAAGAAGTTTAAATTTAATATTAGCTTTAGCATATGTAACTGGTGGTGATTTAAACTTTAGAGATAACATTTCAATAAAGCATACAGGCGTTCAAATTACTTTAGTAAATAATAGTGGTTTTGACAATTCTCTAGGATGTGGAATAGCTAGCAGCGCTACTAATTTTACTTTAAATAATGGAGATTGGTTAGGATTTGTAAGAATAGATTCTGCTCATACTGACTATTTAACAAACTTCCAAGTAGATTATTATGAAGTCATAGAATAGTTATAATAGAATTTATATTTAGGGATTTGCTATAAATATTAGTATTACTAACAAGGAGTAGCAAAATGTCTGATAATCAGAAATACACAGATCCTACACAGGTTTTATTAGATTATAGAGTAGGACAATTAGAAAATAAAATTGACTCACAGATTACTGATATTAAAAATATGTTGAATCTCATGCACAAGGATATTCAAACGATTAATAATCGAGGCGTAAATCTAGAAGCTAGATTAAAACATTTAGAGGATGATGTAGAGGATTTACAATCCTCTGAAGAAGCTCAAAATGAAAAGATTAATGATTTAAAAGTAAGCATTGCGGAACGTTTTGCATTTACTTCTATTGGTGGTATTATTGGTAGTGTTATTACTAAATTATTTTAAGGAGATTATATGTTAGACCCTAACAATCAATACGATGCTATTGTATTGAATAGAATTGCAAATTTAGAGGAAAGAGTTAAAGATTTAACTATTGCTTATCAAAAATTTGTAACCATGACTCAAGTGCAGCAAATATATACTGGATTAGTAACTGAGGTAGCTCATTTACGTGGCGTCGTATCATCACTGGAGAATAGAATAAAAATATTAGAGGACTTGCCTCCTATCGACTAGCCTTCATAATATTCTCTATTACTCTTGCGTCATCTCTTGTTATTAATTTGTAGGTTTCAAGCAATGGTATTTCTGCTAGCTTTGCATTACATCCAGTAGTTTTATAAACTATTTCAGTATATTCTTTGAAGTTTTCATTTTCATTATCTAATAAGCTAGAGAATAAAAGCTCCTTATCAAATAACTGAATTGGTTGAGCTAGAAAAGCATCGTTGGTAGAATCATAGCTTTTAGTATGCGCATTATATACGCTTTCATTTAAAAAGTATCCTAGAGTTACAGATTTAAATCTTTGTAAGCTTAGAATTCTTTCAATAGATGTATTTGATACAAGCGGCATACTAATATCAATTACCAGTACTTTTTCAGTTTTTACTAATTTCAATGCCTCTAATAAAGAGGCATTTCTAGTAGCTCTTGAATCTGTATCTAAGCCAACAATAATTACTTCTTTGGTATATTCAATAAATTTATCATACATTATAGACCATAATGGTTTACCTCTAAATTGATAATAAATTTTAGGAATACCTAATCTAGTACCTTTGCCTCCACCCATAATAATTGTAGTAACGTTATCTTCTATCATTGAATTTTAATAAGTCTTTTGAATCTAGTTTTGGTTTGATTGCATTAAATTTACTTTCTAGTTCTTGAAGTTTTCTAGAAAGATTTTCAATAGCAGACTCTAGGTTTTGAGATTTGTCTTTAGGTTGTTCTTCAACCTTTGATTTGCAATTGCAACTCATGACTGACTTTTACGTCCTTTTTTAGCTTTAGGAGCAACAACTTCATCAGAAGATAAGCTTAGAGCTTCTTCATCTGTAGCTTCAACTTCTACAACTTCCTCAGATACTGGTTTTTGCAAAGCGTTTAAAACTTCCTTTAAGGAAATAATCATTGCTGATTGAGTTGCGATTTCATTTTGTAACTCAACACGTTCTGTTTTTAACTTTGCATTCTCAGTACTAAACTCTGTTAATTGAAGCTGTAGGTTTTCAATTCTATTGCTTAGTTCGATGATTTTTGTTTTTTCTGTACGTGGTGAAAAGTACATATTAAGCTCCTGGTTTAAATGGTGTAAAGAGTAAATGAGGTTCCCACATTTCATGACTTGGATTGAACTTTCCATCAACGTCTTGAATTGCAGTGATACCATTCTTATTTACTAGCAATGCTACAATATTTTGTTCTCGAAGTACATCTGCCATGCGTTCGGACAACCAACGTTTTCCTTGAATTTCCCACTCAGGTTGCTTTTGTTTAGTATCAAAATCTACGATTTGAGCTTGTCTAGTGTTTAACTTAGTATAATCAGAACACATAGAAAGAGTAACATCTTTAAAATGATTTACTCTTCTTAACCAAGTAAAAATAGCTGTTGGTAATTCATCCTTAGCAACATGTTCTGTTAAGTGTGCGCCGCCTGGAATTACATGCTTGATTTGCTTTTGCAGTTGAGTGCCACTTAATTTCTTAACTAGAGCCTGTTGATTTGCTACGTTTGCTCCAGATCCTTCAAGCTGTCTGATTGCCTCTGTCTTAGATATTGCCATATTATATTTTCCTCGTTTGCGAGTTGCCTTCTGGTTAAGTACAATAGTTTACATCTATCCTCTGCTGTGTATCCGTCAGCAATTAGCATAAATAAATACTTTTCATAATTTGAAAATTCATTTATTTTATCTAAGAAAATCTTTAATTCAAAATTCTCTTCATAACTGTTTATTGGATTAGTTTCTAGAGAATCCAAATGATAACTGGATTCTCTAAAATACAGAGAAACGATTTTTCGTATGTGAATAAAGATAGCATATTTCATTTCCATTGCAATATGAAAATATAGATTGCGTTCACTTTTGTATTCTCCTCTTTCAAAGATAGTTCTTTTATGTAAGAATTCTAAGAATAACAAAACTAAATCATCGTATATACTTACCTCTTGTTCCTTTATTATCATTTTATAAATAGAGAGCTTGCTTTCTACAGTACCTACAGGTTTATTGTCTTTGTCTAAAAATCTACATACTGAATAAATTAAAAAATCCTCATAAAAATTATTGGCCTCTAATAGTTTAGCCCAATAAATCAAATTGTGGTTAAAGCATTCAAGTATCTTTTCGTTTAAATAAATTTCGCCATCACTATATCTTTGTAACAAATCTAATGTATATTCAAAGCTTTTAGTTGAGGTTATAGGTTCCTTGTTTGTAGCAAACTTCTTTTCTATCATTTCTTTTTATATTCTATATAAGCTTTAAAGAATTCAATCCAGTCATCTAATCGCATAGTGACTAGAGGTTCCTCTCTATCGTCTTTTGTTATAACTACTGGTGGCTTATTCTTTTCTTTGCTATCATCAATAGCTTGTCTCATTGCAGCTTTAATATTACATTTTATTTGTCTTTTAGCTTCAATGTGAATGTATTCTACTTCTACATCAGCAATTTCAGAGCCACCAACTCTCGCTTGTCCTAAACCACGTTTAGCTTCTAATCCAGTCTTTTCAGATATGTATTTTGCTAATTCGCGTTCAAACATTGCGCCTTTTATTCTAGCACCACGACCTCTAGTAGTCATTTCTTTTTAATCCTTTTAATTTTAATCTTTTGAGTTTTTGGAGGAGGTATGTCAATCAAATCTATAAGCCCAAAGTCTAAAGCTTGATTTGCATCAAAATAGAAAGATGTCTTGCCTTCAAAGCTTTCAGACCATTTCTTTTTATTCATTTTAGACTTGTCTTTAAGTATTTGATCTAATTTGATTTGGTAATAAGTGTAAAGAGTATCTACCGATTTAATTTCACTAGTAGAGGTTACATCTATACTAGACATTATTGGCTGATGATAAAAGAATAAACAGTTTTCTGTTGCAATTCTGTAATCACAAGCAGAAAGTACTATCAATCCACCAGAAGCACAAATCCCAGTAGCTAAACAAATTACTGGAGAGTTTAAGCCTTTAATACAATCTAGTATTGCTAAGGACGAATCTACGTCTCCACCTTCTGTATTTAGAATTAGATAGATAGGTTCGTCAGAAAACTTATCTAATTCATATAACTGAGATATTAAAACTAATGCTGATTCTTTTTCGATACCTTCAAAAAAAGCAATTGTTCGATTACTAGAACCAAAGTACTTAATATCTGCAGGTCCCCAAAAATGTTTAAATTCAGATTCATCAGATTTTAATAAATCCTCTAAAGCTTTTAAATCGCTCATGTCATTCTCCATAGCTATAGATTAATTCTTTTATAAATTCAGCAGTCAATTTAGATTTTAACTTATACGGAATTTCTATATAAGTATATCCACTTTCTATTAACGCTGTCTTCTTTTTATTATCTCTATAACGTATATTATTGAAATTAACAAGCTTTTCATTATACGACTCGTTACCAAATCCTGTAGCTTTGTAATGTTGCTCGCCATGCAGCTCGATTACTACATTTAAAGAATCGATATACCAGTCAACCGCTTCCATATTGTTTTTATAATCTGAAACTAAATTTGATACAGGTACTTCTTGAAAGCATTGGATTTGCTTAAAATAATTATCTGTGGCAAATATCTCTCTGACTTTATTATGAAAGTCAGAAGCAGATTCATATATATGGAATTGATTTTTCCAGGTAGACCTATTGCTCCCAGGCGCCAACTACAATCTCTTTATCTTTAATAAATGCAACAATACCTTTAGCTACAAAAAATTGTAATAGCTCCTGCCATTCCTTTTCATCTGCTACTTTATTGAATTGACCCAATGCAGTAATTTCCTCCAAATAGATTTCTTGAGTAGGCGCATGTAGTAGAGCTACATATTCCTTAAAGCCTCTTGTACAAGTTGCTAGATGTGTCCAAGGACCACCTTTGAATTTATCTGCAGGTAGATTAATTCTTGTTTTACTTGTTAATTTAAAATCACCGTGATTCATCTTTCATACACTCTTTTCGTTTAGGACATTCTCTCCACTTGCATGCAGGAAGTCTAAGTGACATTGTTATTTGTTCAAGTCTTTTTATATTTGTAAGTAAATACTCTTTAGCTTTTTCATCTAAATCTGTACTAGATATTTTTTGATGTATCATTCCGTGCATAATTAAATATCTTGAATCATACCAAGTATCAAATAAATGCACTGTGGTTTTACAATTAGTAAAACCCTTTAATCGTTTACCAAATAATATCTTACATAAGGTAGGTATATCGTATAGCGGATTCGTATATTTCAAATCTCCTAAATAAGCTATGATGTGTACGGTTTTAGTACTTTCACATTTATAGATTCCAGAGATGTCTAATATAATTACGGTTTCAGATATTTGAATTCTAGCTTTATATGGGCCCATGACAGGTATATATTTTTGGCTAGGAAATAACTCAAACCATTTAGACATCCAAAGGAATACCTTACGTTTGTAATTATCAAATGTTTCTGAATAATTTACTATGTTTTCCTTACGGTATTTACAGATTCTTTCTACAGCTGTATCAATTGTTTTAAGCAAGAATTGGTCATAATCTGCATTTGCTCCATTTTTAAGTTGAAATATAATGAACTTCTCCATCACCTCTTTACAAGCAATTTGTAATTCACTTCTAAATTCAACAGAACCATCTATAGTGTATAGATGGTTACAGAATAAAGCAGTTCTGATATCCTCTTCTTCTAACTCTCTTGGTATCATTTAAAAGAATAACCCTTTGAGGTGCTTTGCTTTTGAAAGCTTTCTTTTACATTTTCACTAATAAAAATAGGCGCCATTTCAAGTTCTTTTAACTTAGCTTGAAGGCAGCTCATTATTTCGTAACCTGGATTAGCATAAGAGCCAATTGTAGGTGTTTTTATAGTGCCTCTAGCCATTAGAGCTTTCTTGATTCTATCAACTGTATTTGAGATATAATTATCTCCAGATTCAAGATAATAGAATTTCTTTTCACTCAATACATAAATACCTAATGATTTATCGTTCATTAGTCCTCGCTTTCTTCTTCGTAATCTTCTGCTTCTACGTAGTTTACTCTTTTACCATCAGACTCTACAATACCTTGATCCTTTAAATCACGATATCTTTCTGTTTGTTGTTGTGCAAACTTAGAATCTACTGGTTTGAGAGTTACACTTGTAATATCTAAATCTAAAAACATTTTCTCTTTAAATGAAGATATCTTATTCTTAGTAAAATGCAAGAGCAATCTAGGACGCATATTACCTTCTTCATCATTCCAAAATATTTCTGCATGCTCCTTACGGTCATGAATATCATTATATACGTGGAAGATTACATTTGGTCTATACATCAATGCACGTGCATCAGCCAAATCATCATCTACTGGCAATCTAAATTTAGAATAATCTGCATTCATATTCTTGCGATACTCTGCAGTTGCAATCATAGTGCATTTGTATTTTACTGTTAAATTCTTTTGCATATTACTAATTTGAGTAATTCTTGCAGTTTGGTCTAGATTAAGAAAATCCATGTAATTCATAGTATTGTCACATACTAAAAGAATCTTTTTATTAGGATAACGTTGTCTATAATATCTTAGATTTCTTTCTAGTACAGATAGAGTTGCGCCATCCTCAGAGTCAATAACTACCAGTCTTTCCTCTTCGATTAGTTCTCTAAATCTTTCATTAGCTAACTCCCAAGCCTTTTGATAATCATTTGATTTACCTCTAAGATTGATATTAGGTTGAACCATCATACCAATTGATAGCTTAGGTCCATCAGGTGCAATCATTCGGTATAGATTTGTTTTAATACGCGGCTCAATTTGTTCATATGAATCATCTGTACTATGAATCAAAACCACAGCATTTTCATCACTATTTGCAATGTCAGTACCAATCATCAAACAGGTTGCAGTCTTACCACTGTTAGCTCTACCGCCTACATACATCAAACAACCAGAAGCCCAATTCATACCACCAGCTAAATTAGATTCAAAGTCCTTGAACCAATTCATTTTAAAGCTAGTAGCTTGCTCATCACTTACAGATTCCTCTCTTTGCTGTTGTATTGCATCAAATCTAGATAATTGATAGTTAATCCCGATAGTATTGTTTCGATATTCTTTCTCGATATTCTCAATGGCTAATTCGTGATTAGCCATATGTGAACGAATACCATCTGGATCTTCCTCTACATCTTTAATGTATTTGTCTGCGGCGTTCTTTAATCTATCTAGCTTTTCATTAAATTTATTATTTCTAATAGAGTTTACGTCAGTTCCAATAGATGACTCGCTGATACCAGTAAATGTAGATAAAGACTTAATCAATAGCTCACGTTTGATTGCTGCATCCTCAGCAGCAATCACAGGAATCATCTTTTGACAAATTACATCTGGAGATTCAGTATCGCTAAATGTTTTCATAAGCCAATTAAAGCTGCTAATCTTTTCTAAGCTTAGATAGTCACTTGCAGATGTTTTATCCTTTAGATATTCGTCTGGGTCTTTTGCTTGAGAGCCTTTAGGAGGCATTACTACATAACAAGAAACACCACTAGTAGCCTTTAAGATTGATTCAAATACTCTTTGAGTTGCAGTATATCCTGCTTTATCCCAATCGAAATTAAAGAAAATCTTTTTGATGCCTAAGGTTTTTAAATATAATAGATGTGATTCTGTGAAAGCAGTTCCACAAACAGCAACTGCATTAGTAATTCCTAAACGATACAATTGCATAAGGTCACCAGGACCTTCAAGTACATACAAGCCATCCTTCTTAGCTTGTAACAATGCAACATCAATACCCATTAAGGCTTGAGATTTCTTGTAAATAAGAGTTTCAGGATTATTCACATATTTAGGTTGGTCTTCTGTAATATTTAAATTGCGGCAAATAAAGCCTACTGTTCTTTTTACATGGTCTTTGATTGCAAAGGTAACTTTGTCTTTTCCAAAATATGTATGGAATTTTGTTTTAATAAAATTACTTTGATTAATAAATCCGGCATCCCATCCCTTTGCTACTAAAAGATTAATTAGTTCTTGTGAATCAATAGAACCAATCACAGAGAATTGTTGAATCCAATTTCTTTCTACAAGATAAGGAATGTCTACATTTCTTTGATTAGACATAATATCTGAAATGTCTTGTGCAAGCTTATATAGATTAATCTTTTCTTTATCCATTAAGCTTAGCTCTCCTGGAGAATAAGCAATATCTAGATAGTCACATAATGTAGGAATGGTTACATGTAACCATTCTGGACCATTCAACGGTAGATTTTCTAAATGGTTTGCGCAAGTAAAGATATCTCCAGTGAATCCACATGAAAAACATTTTACAGTTTCATTGCCTGTTTTTGGATTAAAATGCATAGATGGATCATTATCATCATGTGCAAAGCATTTAAGCTTATTAGAACTAGCGTCTAAATTTAATTTCTTTGTTAAGTAGTCCTTTAACTTTGATCTTAATATCCCAACTACTTCTTCAATATTAGTAATATACATGTTTTATTCCTTACAAGTTTGAGGGGATTCTATAAATACGATTCCCGAAATGAAAATACAAGTGAAATAAATGTCAATTTTAGGCTATAAAAAAGTGTCATTTTTGACAGAAATATTCATGTCAATTTTGACATTAATTTTTAACCAATTTTTGACATTAAGGAAGGTTGGTGTTTGATTCTGACCAACCGTTTTGAGTAATTCTTCTAAATTCTACTGAATGAGGGTTTAAGTCCATAGTGTTAGTTACTCCAAGGTAACTAACAGCAGAGCTTAGACCGCTATTCAATTCTTCTAATAAATCTGATAATCTGTATTTAGGGTTGAAATAGTTAGAGGATGCACCTTCTACATTCTTTGCAGCACCATATTGTTGAATCTGAAATTCTTTAGACGCTTGACCTCTAAACCGTTTCACCTTTTCTCTACTCTTTAATTTAATTGCAGTAACTAAATCAGGTAGCTCCCATCCAGCAGATTCATTTGTGTAGGATAGCATTTTTCCTAACATTACATGAGTTGCACCAGCAGATAGATATTTAGCAATATCACCGCTGTTGTTAATTCCCCCATCAGCAATAATCATAACTTCATCAAGCAATGAAGCATCTACTTGATATAGCATTGAATATACATCAAAAACTGCTGAGAGCTGTGGTACTCCAACTCCTGTAACAAGTCTTGTTGTACATGCTGCTCCAGGGCCAATGCCTACTCTCAATACATTGCATCCAGAGTCAATGCACCTTAATGCTGCTTCACCAGTTGCAATGCTTCCTGACATTAAATTTCTAACATAGGATAATTCTTTCCAGCTTTGATATACTTGATGTAGCTGGTCTGTGTCTCCATGTGCGACATCTACACAGATATTAATTTTAATATTATCTGTTTTTTCAATAGGTAAACATTTTAAGAAAGTTTCTATTTGTTTAGACTCCTCCTCAAAATTGACACCTACAGACCACCAAAAACGATGATGATGTGCAAATCTAACAAAGGCTTCAATTCTTTCTGGTAGTGGCAAGAAACGACTAATTACTGCATTTTGATTTTGTGCAATTAAGCCCTCACATAAATCTAATCCAGTAACTGTATCCATCGGCGCAGAGAATAGATAACTATGAATATCTGCTTCACTTCTAGAAACCAAAAGTCCTTTATTGGGTACAAGCAGTACATCTTTAGTTGATAGAGATAGGTCTTTGAAGGTTTCTAAATTGTATTCATAAACCATTGTTTACTCCAATTAATGTCAGGTTTTGTTTTAAAACAACTTTTCTATTTGAATTTGTTATGCAATACATAACAGCTTTATAGTAATAGGATTTTTCTTTTCTTTTTGCAATATTAAAAAAATTATCCATTGCAGAAGTTAACGAATTTATATCTGTTATAATATATTTTTCATTATTAATTTTGTACTCTATTTCATAGTACTCTTGGCTTTGCATTTGAGTCATAGCATATATCTTTATATTGGCACAGTTCACATTGCCAATCACCTTTTTCGATTGGCTTATTTAATTTTTCCTTACCCGATTCAATTTGAGCTTTACGTTTTTCATAACGTTCAGTTTCTGCTTTATTCAATAATCCGCGCTCATATAATAAATCAATTTTTTCAGCGCTATAAAATAAATCATAATCTCTAGGGGGCACTTCAAATTCTTTTATACATTTTTGTATATAAGCATATTGCTCACAAATAGATTGAATAGATATTCCAGAATTTATTTTATCAGTATAATTAGGACAATTACCTTGATAAAAAATCCAATCTTTATCGTCTACTCTTTCTACAGTAACCTTATATTCACCATATCTACCTGTATCTCTTGAGCCATAAACTAATAATCCCTCTGCAAAATTATCAGTTACGTTTCCATACCACCATTGATACAATCCGATTTGCATTAAATGTGAATCTCTAGGCTTGCCTAGCTCACCCTTTTTACGTTCACCTGGAGTACCTATTACAGAGTTCGCGTTAAATCCATATACTGATTTAACTTCTACGATATGATATTTATGAGTTTCTGGATCAATAACTACCAAGTCTATTTTACCTGATACATTTAGCTTAGGTATGTATATACTTACTTGAGTTGCAATAAACACCCCAGACTCTTTAGCTAAGTCAACACAGTATTGCTCATACAATTCCCCTTGTCTCCAAATCCATTTTAAATATGAATCTGCAGGCTTAGTATTCTTGTATATCTGCTTTATAATTTCTTGTTGTTGGATTAGCTCTGATTCATCCTGTTGAAAATTCCACAAATCCATTAAATATCTAAAATAATTAGCTCTTCGGCATTTACCAATCATTTCTGATTCATTGTATTCGTTTAATATACAGGCGCTAGCTTCAGAAGGCCATTGAGTAGGATGCTTCTGTTCGCTTAAACCAGGTCTTTCTAGGTGTTTGGTAATATGGTTAATAAAAGACCACGGCATATTATAGCTTGATTCTTTCTTTTACTTGCTTTTGAAACTCTTCTACAGATTCTGCAATCTTAGCTTCTACCTCTGGATTTGCTTTTAAGGTGTCATATGACTTTTCAATTTCGCTCATACGTTCCTTTTGGAATTCCTCGAATGGTTCCATTGGAATTTCAATTCCTTTTTCTGCAAGCTGTACAAATAAATATTCTACGAGCATAGAGACTTGTAGGATTGCGCTGAAGTTATATTCCAAACGCATTTCATGTCCTTGTAAAACCTTTACCAATTCCATTAACTTTTGTTGTTGTTCGTTATCCATTATAACGCCTCTTTCTTTACGGGCAAATGTGTACCTAAGTACACTGGTGTTGAGTAATTGAAGTCTGTATTTCCTTCAGAATCTTGGTAAATGATTGCATAACCATTTACCGCATTTTTAAATTTTAAGTCTGCTTTAAATTGATAAGGCAAGCTTTGAGACATTGCACCTTGTTCAATTAAAAGCTTGTTACCTACAATACCTTTGTATTGTTTATGAGTATGTCCTACTACAATTGAATCAAAATCTTCAAAGCCTAATCTTGCGCTAAAATGGTCTAAAAGCTTAACTGCAGTATTACCTGGATAAGCATTACCAAAACCATCTGGATGGCAAAATATAGTTTTGCCAATCCTTACATACCAAGAATCAAATCTTTGATAGGTTACATTTTGGAAATCATGTTTTTTAATCAAGTCTCCATATTTGTTTAATTCCTCTCCAGCAGCAATTCTTGCAAGTAAATCTGGTCTAAAAACCTGAGTTGCTTCTTGCTCGAAGCCATTAGATGCTAAAGCTCTAGAGGTTCTAGCATCATGATTACCAGATACTATTACGATTTGTTTAAAGCTATTAGCTAGGAAATAAACTAAATCAAATGCAGCCATATACTCTTTAATAGCTGCGACTCGTTTTGATTTACTATAAGTACTGAATATATATCCGTCAAGAATATCTCCATTTAAGACTATAATATCTGCGTCTGAATGTACTTGACATGCTCTTTTTATATCATCGTATAAAAAGAATGGAATATGTAAATCGCTAAAGCTAACTATTTTTCGACTTTGATGGTCTGTAATACCTAATGTTAACCTAGATGATGTAGATTCATATTCCTTTACACATTCTTTAATATGCTCCCATCTTTCAGTATATGGATCCTTTCGTTTAGGGGAGATTACTGGGTAATCAGTTACTCTCCCCCGATTCAATCTGTTTCTTACTGCATCATAAGAGCGTTGAGTATTAAATCCTACTATATTTTTAGCATGATATTGATTTATAATTTCAGCAATTTCAGCAATAGTTTTTTGATTTTGATATTTGAAAAGAATTTGATCCTCTTCATTTGTCCAAGGGTAATATATTTTGCTCATTTGTTTTCCATGTATGCTTTAGGAATTTATTTCCTATAAGTTTTAAATCTGGTTCAGTTTCGTCTACTTTAACATCTGCAATTATTATGTCACCTTCCTCGAATTGTAAAGAAAAAAACCCTTCAAACATATGCGGAAAAACTACAAGTTCTGCAGAACTTGTAGAATCATCTATTTCTAATACAGCCATCTTTTTACCAGCCTTTGTATTTATAATTCTTTGAGATAAAATAATGCCGGCGATTCTATAACGAAACGAATCCTCTACTTCATCTAAATTTGTTCTTTCAATACTTGTAAGATTAATAGGATGTCCGCCTATATAACAGCCAATATAATCAGCTTGGTCTAAAACCTCAGTGATACTAATAGGCACTTCCTTGACTCTGTTAAACTCAGGTTTGACAGGAAGTTCTTTTTCCTTTAGCTCTACTAATTTTTTCATTTCCATATCTTCTAATGGTTGTAGCTCTTGTTCATATTGATTTAATTTTGTTTGTATTTCTAAGTCATTTGGAGCTTTAATTACTTTCTTTTTGAGTTTTACAATTTCGTTACGTAAAAAGTTTCTATGTTCTATTAAAGGTAATAAACGTTCATTCTCTTTATTTCTTTCTATAATATCTAATTTTCTTTGATTGTACTCATCTGTATCTCTTAAGTAAGAGTATATTAAATCTATATTTTGTATTAATTCTGAACGTATATAGCCTAACTTATCAAATGCACCTGCTTTAACTAGACCTTGGAAAACCTTAGTGTTAACTTTTTGAGTATTTACTCTATTGATAAAATCCCAGACATCTTTGAATGGTGTATTTCCGCGCGCACTAATAATATATTTTGCAGCGGTACTACCAACATCTCTAATAGCATTTAATCCAAAATAAATTTCGTTATCATGAATGGTAAACTCAAAGCTACTCCGATTAATATCGGGTGGGAATATATCAACTCCAAAATGCTTTGCCTCATTTATATACTCTGGAGCTTTGACAGCCCATGTTTTTGGTTGTAAGGTTTTAGATCTAGTACTCATTAACGCAGTGAAAAATTCTACTGGATAATTTGCTTTTAAATAAGCAGTTACATAAGTAAGTACAGAATAAGAAACTGAGTGTGCTTTGTTAAAACAATTTGAAACTACAACACCATTCTCTAATTGAAAGTCATGATGTGGCGAATCAACGCTAATATCGTATACAGGTTCTTGACCTATAAAGGTTTTTGATTTTATTTGCATATTTTTTACTCTTAAAATATTTTTAACTGCATATATTTCAGCCTGTATATAAAATAGTTATTGATGAATTTGCAATATATCCATTTGCATTATCTTTATAGATAAAAGTTCAACTGGATTTGCGACTAGCTCAGGCAGGATGGGATCGCTAAATTCAAGCTCTGAGAGCTTAAAATTTTTAGTTACTTGCATTATTTCCATGCCTTTATCAATAAATGTGACTTAAAATTGGAAGCTCCAGCATCAGTATTTCCATTGATGGTCACTGTGCCAGTTGAATTGACCTTTTGAGCCCTGATTTTTATAGTCTGTTGTGCTGATGTTGCGTCAATATAAACTATGCAATTTTCTTGACCTACCGTTGCGTTAGTATCTCTATATATAATCTGTAGTCCTGTTGATGATAATGGATTGTTTGATGTATCGGATACAAAAAAGCGCAAATATTCTGTTGTGGTCTGGGTTGCATCATCAACCTTGATTCTGACAGATAACAGATAGTACCATCCCGCCTCAAGAGTGATCTGCTGAGATGCTGATGATATACTGGGATAGCCGATAGATGATACCAGTTGTGTCAAGCTCTGTCCATTAAAGACGGTGACATCAGTTTCAGTTAATCCAATTGCTTGAGTTGCCGTTGATGATAGAGCCGATATTGATAGGAGTAGCCTTTTTTCTGATCCAAAGTAGCTCATAAAATCCTCCAATATGATCTAAAGGTAGTTGAGGTTAAAGTCCCCGACCCTTGACTCGTTTCCACATTAGTTAAATTTTGGTTTCTGGTATTTACCCCACAAAATAAACTATCGGTTATCGTACTTAATCCAGTAACCGCATTTGATCTAGTGATTCCCCCCATAAAGCCAAATCCAGATAAACTTGTGTATACGATCTTACCTGCACTGGAACTACTGGTAGTATAAAAATATCGGTGATCTATAAAATAAACTGATGATGCATTGAATGTAGTTTTTGTATGAGTTGCTATATCATCACTCACAATCGATGCCCCATCTATATCAACTTGAATTGACCTTATACCTGCGTTCGCACTGGGGTCGTGACTCATAAAGGCATCCTCCAAACTTCGAGCCTTGAGTTGCTCGATGTGGCTTGACTGCAATGCAAAGAAAAAGTTGTCGTTGAGTCACTTTGAATGGATTCAATCTGTTGATCTAGTCCGCTTGTAACGCTCGTGGATACTATGCTATATGAAGTCCTATTGACCCCATTGACTATATGATAAAATGTTGCGCCCGTTGCTGATGCAGTGACCGGCGATGATATCAGAAAATACTCATACCCTGCTTCCAGTTGTAGCGTACTAGTACCGATTCCAGTAGTGGAGAATTGGCCGTTTACCGATGCAAAATCGACATTTCCCGCCCCTGCAGATGAGAATGACAGGATGGCAACCTGTGGGCTGACCTGTCTAGCGACATTATATGACATTATTCTATCCTCCACCCTGCAGAGGTAGCGATCAAATTGACCGATGAATTTTGCAGGGATAGTGCAAAAGTCAATGCCCCATCGATAGTCTCGCTTGCGTTTGCGTCAATGGTAGCAGTGCCAGTGCCAAGCAATTTGATGACAACCTCTAGGCCATCGCATGAGGCGACAGCGGGCAGATTGACAGTGACTGCACTGGTACCATTATTGAGATAGTATCTTGCTTTTACCACGCTAGAAGCAGGGGCAGAGATGGTCAATGGGAATGAGCTAACAGTAGTATATGATGGGCGACTGCCACCTGTGATCGATGTGGGGACCCACTTGCTTGTCTCATCCCACGCCAAGGCTTGACCGCTAGTCGGAGGCGTTGTGCTTGTGTCGACATCGCTCAAGGCATCAATGCTAAAACCTGCTAGAGAGACGGTAGAATCGATCCTATCTGATCCGTCCACATAGGAGTAACTGATGCCTGTATGAGTGCCCGTAGTGAGCAGAGATGCTGAGGCGTCCTGAGCGAGCTCATCAGTGTACTGCGTGATACTAGAAGCTATTTCTCCATTTATTATGGTAATTCCAGTGCTAGCAGAAATTTGATTTCTAACAGCATTAGTGAAGTCATTTATTTGTTTTGTTTTAATTTTAGACATTTTAATTTATTCTCATTAAAGTGTATAATTTTTTAGTGTAATTTGTGGTGGCTTCAATAACTGAATGAGAGACTGTATTTGAAATATTAGACTGTGTTGTTCCGTAATCTCCTACTCCCACAGTGTAAAGCTCTCCATTTGCTTTTACATATGTATTCGTTCCATTGAAAAATGTTTTACTTCCATTGTTATTTTGAATTACATCTAAGGTTGTATTTGTTGCTGGTGTTGCTTCAAACCTTCTAATTATAAGAAATTTTTGATTAGCAGATGTAACGTTAAAATTATATGCTGTTGTGTCCCAAGTTAATTCATTTGACACTTCATCTGAAGTAGTTGTATTTACTTCAATAATTTGAAATGGAGATTTTTCATAAGTTTTATTTACGAATGTCATTTATATACTCACTGCATAGATAACAATCCATTCATGAGGAATGATTGCATTAAGTCTGGTTATTATTAGAGTGCTGGAGCTAAGTAATTCAAATGAACAACAAGAATATCCTGCATCTAAGGACTGCTTAAAAACTAAATTTTTACCACCTATAGTTCCTGATGTTACAGAAACATTTTGTGCATGATGAAACTCTACAAAATAATAATAATTTCCAGGCAAAGCAGCTACAGTATTACCCCCTGTAGTATCAGTAATTGCAAGAGGAATATTGTTGTAGGCTTGCATTGTTGTTGGCGTTAAATTATTTCTATGTATAACTAATATTTTTGGATTAACGGAAGTATCTTTTACTTCTCTTTCATTTATAAATGTCATACTTTTGCTATCCTTTTTATTATCATTTCTACATTTGCAATTTTATGCCCGGTAGGATTGAGAGATGTTGTTGAAGATAATACTGGTCTTACAACAATTGCACCAAATCCAGTCAAAGCATATGCAGCAACACCTTCATGAATAATAAGATTTCCTCTAGTGCTTTCTGCATTTGATAAATCTGCAGTATAATTTGTTGTTCCCGAAGATACAAAAAAATTAGTAGATCGAATTGGGCCTGTTGTTGAATTGTAAAATCCTACAGTTCTTATGGTAGAGGGGAATGCTCCTACATTGAAACAATTTAGTAAAGTCGACGACCTAACTAGGTTTACATAATAACCATTGAGTTCGTTTGCAGAATGTCCAAAATATCCAAAACTATAATCAATTAAATATATGTAATTTGCATGATCGAAATTTGGTAAATTAAAAGCTTGAACAGTAACTCCATTTGAAACAGCAGTAGACAAGGTAAGAAAATCAGTTCCACATATAACAGTTTTATTAGGTAGTAGTAAAGGACAATATCCTTTGTCAAATGCATGAGTTCCACCATTTGCATTGCTTACTGTATATGCAGGTCCATCATAACTAAATTTAATTATATCTATATTTATTTTTTTTTGAGTTTTTTCAGAATCAAGTATATTCAGCCATGTCATTTTATAAAACCATCCATTGATTGTTGTATTTTATTAATCCTAATGAACTATAATATCCATTTAAATTAAAGGTTCCAGACGGGGCTTCTAACATATAAGTAGATGTAGTTATTACAATATTATTTTGAGTAGAATTTTTTATAAATAGAATCTGCCCTACAGAAGCTATATTTGGATTAGGTAAGGTTACATTTCCATTAATTACCCAAACAACAGTATTTGTTGTTGAAAAATCATTTGCAACTGGAGCTACCGTAACGAATGCTGGTACCGAACCACTGCCACCACTAGCTGTAGAAGCAATCACACCATTAACAACTGATATACCTGTTCCGCCTGTATAATAAGCCTTTACTGAGGAAACTGAAGCAGCTTGATCCTGTTGAGATCCAGCCATTGAATTAACTACAGCTGCAGTTTTTGCTAAAACATCAGTGTACTGTGTGATAGTTGATGCAATCGCGCCAGAATTAATAGAAATTCCAGCTCCAGGAGTAAATTGACTTCGAACATCGGATGTAAAATTATTGATTTGTTTTGTTTTAATTTTAGACATAATTAACCATTCCATCTGGCTTTAACGCCACGAGTATCATAGTGAATCCAACCACCTTCTCTAGGATATAAACCTAGACCACCTTGTTTCATTTTACCCTCTTTAATTAATTTTTCAACAAGATTATACATTTGTTGTGGAGTCATACCTTTTATTTGAATATCTGCTGCATTAGCAAACATATGCTGAGACATAGTACTCCCACCAACAGCTTTGTTGCGTTCAGGAGATCTATATCCTGAAATAATAGTAATAGGCTTTCCACATGCATCCCTTAATACTTGAAGATTTTGTAATAGCTCTGTTGCATTTGCTACAAGTGTAGTAGGTACAGCATCATAATATTCTAATTCTGAAATATTAAAGTTTTTTGTAACTTGAAGATTTGTTTTCTGTTCTTTTTTTAACATAAAAATCTTTAATCCTTTGTTTCTAATTCTGATTCGCAAATATCACAATCATCACAGCTGCATTCACCTTCTTCACAGCAAGTACATGTTATAAATAAAGGTATTGTGCATGAGCAATTTTCTAATTCACAATCATGTTCGAGCATTTTGAGACTCCTGAATTTTTTTAACCATTTCTCTTAAAGCCTTTACTTCTTCTTCTAGCTCTTCGCGTTCCTTTTGTTCAAGCTTAATTGCTAGCTCCATAGACTTTTCTACAGCAGCTTGATTCTTTCTCTTTAATAGCTTTAATGCAGCTTCTGCAAACATACCAGATAAGAAAGCAAGTAGTCCTGCTTTAAGCACAAAGCTTTGATTAGTAAATATGTATACAGTTAAAGCTACAAGGCCACTACATACATGTAAGAATAACTGTTTTTTGGCTGCACTTAAGGCATTAATTGAAAGCTTAAAGCTTTCTTCTACGATTTGAGTACCGAATTGACCTGCAGTAGCAGACATAATGATAGCTTCTATTAATTGTTCATTTATTTCCATGATATACTCCACGTTAGGCATGTATGTAATATATCATTTGATTTTTATATAATTCAATTATGCTTCTAAATTAAAAAGATATATCTTGCTTGCTTGAGTAGATATTCCTCCGCCAGACGGAGTAACAGAAACAATCTTTAAATAAAACGATGTATTTGCATCTAAAATTGCATCTGCAGAATTATGATACTGATGTAATGCTCCACCATTTGGTGATGCATATGAATTGCTTAAATACCCATATCCTCCTTGACAACCTAATTGCAAATTAGTAGTGCTATCAAAAATCCCATAAAGATATCCCTGATTTTGAGCCGCTGTTGCTTGCCTTAATGTAGCTCTAATTAAGGTTTTCTTAGTTACTGTTATTACGGAGGTATCAAGATTATTTATTGAATAATTGGTGTTTTGTTCTAAATCAAAAAATTTATAGTTGGGATTTGTACTTGCATTAGTGAAGGTGGCTTTGGTATTTGCACCACCTGTATTTAATTGGTCAGGAAAAAGTAGAACACTAGGCATTCTAATGATATTTGAAGGTATGTACATTTATTTATTCTCAGCTATGGGTAACATAAAAATATGACTATTAAGATTTCTTGAGGTTGATCTAGCGGCGCCAACAGAGTTCTTAGTTCCCGAACTATTTATACCATATTTAGGAGCACCTAAAGCAACAATACTATTCCACCAGGGTGCAACAGAGTAAATCTGTGTCATACTACCGACATAGGCATTTTTATAAGATTGATTTCCTGTATAATTTGATACAGTGATATTATCTCCAAGTGTGTTATAAAACACATTATATTGATAATCTAATGAGAATGCTCCAATATTGAAATGCCAATTAGAAAAATATAAACCTTTAAGTTTAGTGTTATCGTAACTAGCGGTAGCTTTTCTACAAAATTCTGCATCTTGATTAGACGCAAAGTCCCACAAATGAGTCCCAAAGCCGGTAGCGGTGGCTGTTGAATCTGCCTTCACATATTTAATAGGTGTGCTAGGAATATAAGTCATTTTTAAAGTCTCCAAATTAGCATAGTGCCGTTGTTGGTGTTATAGGTGACCGTTCCGGAAACAGCATTTGCTCTGACTTGAATAGTTTTTGTAGCGCCTTCGTTTACTGTCAAATCGTATTGAAAACCGTCTTGAGTAGTCCCATAAGGATATCCCGTAATAAATCCCCGACCTTTAGGTGCTACGGCATCTACACCATCAATCACTAGATTATACCATACATAATTATTGAAAGCATTCTTTACACCACCTAAATAACATTCAATAAAATAATCTCCAGGTTGTAAGATTATTCCATTTCCTGATATAGATGCATAGCTGGTGAATGTGCTAGTTCCATTATTATATATTGGTGTGTAGATGTGATTTAAAACAGCAGTACTTGCGGGATAGCTGAACAGATATTGACCTAATACGGGTTGAATAATAGTTTTAGCTAAATAACTCATTTTTAATCCTTTCTATTACATGATGTACCAAGCACCGTCAGCCTCATTTGCGACAAGTGTTAGCGTTGTACCTGTAATAGACAATATAAAAGAAGTGGTGCCACTAAAATCTATGAACTTCCCTGTATCACTACTATTTACATTAACTGCAACATAAGCCGTACCGAGTCTCTTTATGTGCACCTTTTTTGTATTTTTACCAGATATAGGAGGCAGGTACACGTTAAACGCTGTGCTTCCATTTTTTACTAATACAAAGGTCTCTGCATCTGTTAGAGTCAACACAGTATTGTTGCTTGTTACGTTTACGTGGAAATTTAAAGAGCTCCCTCCACCCCCTCCAGAAATCGTGGTAGGAGTCCAATTAGACCCATTCCACGCTAAGGCCTGCCCGTTTGTAGGCGTAGTGGTTACTGTGTTTACATCTAATAAAGCATTAATTGATGTTTCATTTATTATACTTGTAATAGTAGAACTTATATCTGATATTTGTTTTGATTTAATTTTAGACATTATTTTTCTTCTTTCTTAGTTGCGTATAAATACCCAGTTAGTACACCTAGTCCAGCAACTCCAACATTAACAATTGCATCAGCGATCCATTTATGATCATTATTGCATTTTTCTAAGTCTACTTGTTTTTTATACATTTCCATTTGACATAATTGCAATTCATTTTTACAAGCAGAATTAGAGTAATTATAATCTAATTTTAATGGTTTATTACATGTTGGTTTTGTTCCTAAAGAAGAACATCCAATTAAAATACTTAATAAAATAAATAAAATAGGTTTCATGATATACCTCCTAAAAAGAGGTATATCACATATTAAGCTTGATATACAATCTGAATTACATCATCAATTTCTAAAGAATGCCCAGAAGTAGTTCCTGAGAAAAATAGTGTATCGCCGGAAGCAATATTAACAATTGTTTTAGCTGTAGTGCCGTTATCATTACTAAAGAACACTTCAGAATTAGTTGCAGAACCTATATTATATGACAATCCATTAATAAATACTTGTACATGGCCATCTGAGGATGGAGTAGAACTAATAGTTAAACCTGTAGAACCGGTTGCACTAGCAGCAACAGCAGTTGGATTTGTAGAAATATCTCTCTTTAAGGTTCCACCAGTGGCAGTAGAGGTTAACTTTCCATTAGTTGCAGTAACTGTGCTTCCATCTGCCAAGAAAGTAGCGAGATCAGCAACACTTACTAACTTACCAACACTTGAATCGCTTGCATCTGTTAAACTAAGTTTATCTTCTTTAGCTAAAGCATCTACATCAGCTAAATTGCTAAGGTTCAAAGAAATTGAAAGACCAGAAATAGCAATACCAGAACCAGCTTGATATGCAGCACCTGAAGAGAATTGTACAAATTCGAGATTATCTGTACCGAAAACCACACCACCAGCTGGCGAATTTAATACCCAAGATGTACCTGCAAGATTACCAGCTTCAATAAATGTAAGCATACCGCCGGTTACTTCACCATCAGGATCATCGTCACTGTCTGGACTTCTTGTTAAAGGAACAGCGACGCCATTCCAATTATAGATACCATTTTGTTTTGCATCATCTTGATTCTTTAACAACACCCTTTCGCCACCAGCAGTAAATGTAAAACCATTAATTGATGCGCCTGGAGTAGCTAAGTTTACATTATCAGTACTTGCAGTTTTACATGCAGCACGAAAATCTAAACCTTGTACTGCTGTTTCGAATTTTCCATCAACATATGATTTAATTGCAGAAACAGAGGGAGCTTGTGTAGTTTCAGAACCTGCAGTTGAATCAACTACTGCTGCTGCTTGAGCTCTAGCATTTGTAAAATATAAATTAGTATTACCTTCTGCTAAAGCATCTGTATTAGCTAACGCAGTAGTATTATTAGTAATATATGTTTTAACAGCAAGAGATGTAGGAAGTTTATCATTATTGCTAAGGTCAACAGCATCAGACCAAACATCAGCATTCAATTTTGCAAAATTAACAGAGTTATTTATTAGCTTACCTGTAGAAACTGATAGGTCTTGTAGTTTATTTGCGCTTACACTTAGGTTTGCAATTTTGTTTTCAGTTACAGCGTTGTCTGCAATTTGAAGCTCTTGAACAGCGTTGTCTGCAATTTTAGAGTTATCAATTGCATCATTTTGTATTTTTGCAGTAGAGATAGCATCGTTTGCGATTTTACTTTCAATAATTGCATTTGCTGCAATACTTAAAGCACCTGTATCTGCAAGTGTAGCATCACCAGAAAGTGTTTTAAAATCAATATCTGCGAGTGCGCCTTGACCAACAAGAATTTTGCCAGAGTCTTGTTTTGGAAGTCTGTTTAATGCAATGCTATTAGCTGCGATTTGTTTGCCTTTAATAAGAGCCATATTGATTCTCCTTATTCTTTTACATACCAGATTTTAAGTTCATCTGTGTTGTCAATAGTTAATCCGTTTGGAAGATTTAGTGTAACTGTACGTTTATTTACATTGATTGTAAATTCATCTGAATCTAATTCTATACCATTCATTAAAATTCTTATAAGCCAATGATTTTGGTCATCTTTCTTTATATTTTCAGAATTAATAAATGAATATGGATTGATAATTGGATTGGTAGGATTTATGGTATATGTTTTCCATAGTTGAGAAGGAAGGTCTATATTGCCTGGGTCGATTGAAACCGTTTCGTCACCAGTAACACTGTTAGTAACATATAATGTATTATCTACTGATTTTACGAAACCATCAAATACAATAGCATCTATAGAACTTCTGTCAATTCCGCTTTTTCTAACATCTGCTCCTGTTGCCATATTAGTTTTCTCCTAGGTTTGTTGATAGTTTACTTGAATATACTTTATCAATTATTTCTAATTCAAGGCTTGATGTTAATATTTTATGTTCTTTAGTAGATTTTATATATGCGCCGTTTTCAAATACATATTTGTATGTGTCTTTTATTCCTTTATTAAAATAATCAATAACTTTAGAAGGCTTTAAATCTCTATCGTAGGTGTAGACTTCAATTCCTTTAAGTAGTAAATCTTTTATTTCAAGAATAGTAAGTGAGCCTAAATTGGTTTTTACTTTAGTATCGCCAGATAAACAATAATCTGCAAAGCCTACTAGCTCTTCCCAAAGCTTCTCTGCATATTCTTTAGTAAGCTGATTAGAATCAATAGCACCTTTTAAGAATTGTTCCTTGTAAGCATTAAGTACATCATGCTTTTTCTTACCCATCGCACGTCTTACATCATCTGCCTCCTTAGGAGTAAAACCTGCAATCTTAGAACATATTTCCATTACTTGCTCTTGATATAGTAAAGTCCAATAAGAAGCCTTTAAAATTTCAGCTAATGATTCTGGTAAATCAATTGGCGCAAAATTATTCTTTTTATTAGTAATGTATTGTATATCGAAGCCAGCTTGTAAAGGACCTGGTCGATTAAGTGCTGTAATAGCACTTAAGTCTTCAATAGATTCTGGTTTACATTCTACAATAAGCTTCTTTGCCATACCAGAAGTCTCCATTTGAAACACACCAGTAAGATGTCCTTTATTCATTTGATCATAGGTAAGCTTATCACCATCTGGAATTTTATAAGGTTCAATATCTAAGCCTTTTTCTTGTTTAATTAATTTTGTACATTCTTTAATTACTGACAAAGAGTCAATGCCTAAGAAGTCAAACTTAAGCAAACCAAGCTCTTCACATTCATCTTTATCAAATTGAGTAATACGATCTGCTTTACCATTTTTCCATAATGGAATTACATCATGTATAGGAAAGTCAGATATAATAACGCCGGCTGCATGAATACCATAGGTCGAAACCATATCCTCAATTTTAGACGCAAAGTCTAAGAACTTTTCATATTTAGGTTCTTCCTTTAAATCTTGATTCAATTCCAGGATTTCAGTAAGTGTAGCTTCTTTACCAAATTTAGGTGGCGGAATTTTTTTTAGCAAATCATCAAGGTCATCCATATTGCCTTCAGTAATGCGATAATAGGATCTAGCTAATGATTTAGGTTTAAACGTACCATGAGTGATAATATTTGCTACATTATCTCTGCCCCAATAATCTACACACCATTCAATTGCTTTTTCTCTATCTAAAGCGTCATGGTCAATGTCTACGTCTGGCGCGCTACCATTAATCATATTAGACCTAGCTTTAGTAAAATCAAATTGGTCAGTACATTCTGTTACATAGAGCAGAATAGAATTATGAGGATTTTCTTTAAATTTAATCCTATTATGATTGTCATCTTGCATCAAACATGCGCCAAATAATAAGTCTAGCTCATTTTCAGATAAAGTAGAAATTTCATACATTAAGAAATCATAATCTACTTGTTCTACTCTTTCATCAGAAACATATTTTCTTATTTCCTCTAATAACCATTTTTTTCTATCAAACATTAGGAGTACCTATGATTACATTTAAATTATTTTTTAAATACATGTTAAGACCTATTGCTCATTGCAAAGGAGGCTGTTAAGTATCTTTAGTATTTCTTGAGTTTGTTCTTTGTATCTAGAAGTCATCTTATCTAAATATAAAATCTTGTTTTCTAGAAAGATTTTATGTTTTAAGGCTTCTTGTGTTTTTTCTTTTAAAAGATTTAATAATACCTGTACATTAAGTTCTACTAAATCATACTCTTCTTCCATTAAGCTTACATCAATCTGATGCAAAAGCTTTTTTGCTCTATCAATAAATACAATCATTTTAATTCCTTTTAAACAAATAAGGGTTTTATATACATAAGCATTATAGTACTACCTGTGGTGTAGCCTAATGCATTACATATACTAAATTTTATTCTTTCTTTAGTAGTATCCATACCCATAAGTATAATACCATTTGTAGTCCATATTGCAGATGCAAGTAGTCCTGAAAATATTTGAGTAGTTATCCAATCATGTGTAACTGCATAATGGTCAAATGAGTTTACCATATCTCCTATAAATGAAAGCGTAAATGATATTAGCATCATTTTTATAAACGGCATTTCCTTTTTAGAGGATTTGTTTTCAGGCATAGAATCAATTAAATTAAGATACGATTCTGTATATTTTTCATCATCCATATTTTTATAGAAGTTCGATAGTATCTTTTCTATCAAGTAAAATATGCTCTACTTTTGTTGGTTTGAATTGCTGTAAAGCTTGTAAAACAATTTCTGGATTAAAGGTTTTACACGAATAGACATCTAGCTCAATTAAGCCTGGATTTGTTTCATCCCAGACATGCATTGCCATATGAGATGTTTCGATTACACAAACACCAGTAAGTCCACGGTTTCCTTCTTTGTCTAAGTAAACGACGTGGGGACCCATAAGAATTTTCATATCAATTGCTTCCACTAGGTCTTTAAACCATTGCGCGGTTTTAACAACATCAGAGGGTGGTTCTTCTACCTCTGCACGAATAATAATATGTTTATGCTCTAGCATGATTGCTCCTATTTTAAAATGGCATAATAAACTTACTAGCTTCTATACTCATTTCTGGTGTAAAAATCAAGGGAGTTGCACCACGTCCCTCATTTAAAAATCTAGAAAATATCAAATTGTATTTAACTGGGTCTACTTCAGTAATCTTAAGTGCCCAGGCTACAAGACTGCCTGCAGCAGAACCTCGACCTGGACCATGTAAAACTCCACGTTCTCTTGCACCATCCATAAATTGAGCAACTACTAGCATGTAATCTGAGAACCCCATGCGTTTAATTGCAGTAAGTTCATGGTCAAGTCTATCTCTGTATTCTTGAGGAGGCATACTTTGAAATCTTTCCCATAAGCCTTGTTTAGCTTCAACCTCTAAATACTCAAAGCTTTGCATACCGTTAAGCTCTTTAAACTTTGGATAGCGATTCATTCTATCTGAAAAATAGTCGTCAGAATTAATCATTTTAGCAACCTCTACAGTATTAGAGATAGCATCATATGGTAACCCTAGGTGCTGTGCTTCCTGCCACATCCAGTCATGGTCAGCGACATGTACTTTGATTTCACCAAAAGTAAATCTTTTAGGATCTGAAAGTTTTGTTTTTGTTTGTAAGCATAACGCCGCCTCATGATGATGCTTATCATGCTCATGCGTATAATGACAATCGTTAGTACAAATAATAGGATAATCATATCGGTTGGCAATTTTAATTAGTTCTTGGTTAACTAATCTTTGTTCCTCGTTATGATGAAGCTGTAGCTCGATAAGTAGTCTGTTATTAAAGATAGCCCTATGATGATCAATAAGTTTGGCTGCATCATTTGATCTACCACGCAATATGAGTTGACCAACCCTACCACCCAAGCATGCAGTAGTAGCAATAATGCCTTCACTATATTGAGCAAGTAAATCATCATCAACTCTAGGTTTGTGATACATTCCTTCTGTATAAGAGAATGTAGATAATTTATATAAGTTGTGTAGACCTTTATTGTTCATTGCAAGCAAAACAAGATGATAATAATTTTCTTCTAAATCATCTTTTTCTCTTACAGTTCTGTCAGCGCAAGTATAATATGCTTCCATTCCAATAATTGGCTGTACGCCATTACTTTTACAATGTTTAAAAAATTTGTACGAACCACTGACACTACCATGATCAGTCATAGCAATTGCTGTTTGGTTAATATCTTTAACATGTTTTGGTAATGTATCTACTCTATTGATACCATCCAATAATGAATATTCGGTGTGTACATGTAAATGAACAAAACTCATTTTAATCCTTTAATAAGTATTCTAATTGATCTAAATAATTACGCCATGTTTGAATATCGTCTAAGCTTTTAGGAGATGACAATGGCATTTCTGGGACGCAAAATATAGGAAAGTCATCCTTTATTTCTTGCACACATTTTTCTTTGTATTCAAATTTAGAGCATAAAGAATGCTCATAATAAACTTTATTGCAGTTTTTACATCTTCCATAATTGGCATCTATAAATGCATTTAGCTCCAAATAATGTCTTTGAAGCATATGCATTAAATAATCAGCTAATAATGGTTCGTATATTGCAGCACTAATCATATAAGGTAGGATATCAGATATCTTTTGATAATATAATCTAGCACCATCAGTATACGGATTACTCTTCACTGTCGCTGGTTGGTTCAGATTCAGTGCTTGATATATCGCCTGTTTCTCTTCTTTTGTTAGCATTTAATATTTGATCCTTTAGCTTTTCAAAGAATTCGGGATTAGATACAAGATAATCTCTCATACCCATTCTCCCGCCATTACAAAGACTTGTTTCTTCTCCAGTGTTTGGATTTGTATACTTAACACTAGAGCCTGCAAATCTAACGAGCCCATTATCCTTACAATAGTTAACTGCGTCAAGAAATTTATCAGTACCAATACCTGGTACAAAATCAAAGCTAGCCTCTTTACTTAATGCTGGTGCGCATTTATTCTTTACTACTTTAACACGCATTGTCAAAGCATTTTCTTGATCTTGTGATGGCTTTGATGAAACCCTTAAGCGTACAGAAGCATAGAATGGAATTGCATTACCACCGCTTGTTGTTTCTGGCTTTTTACCCATAAATTTATCATTTCTATGGAAAGGACTATATCTTCATCTCATTTTACTGAGAGCCTTGCGCTTGGAGATTGTGTCTATCTCAATCTCTACTCTACTCACTTCTATTATTCATAGGTTTTCGATAGTCTCTACACCTTACTCTAAAGAGTCTTGGCACGGTATTGCCCAATTATTGAAGGGTTTCACCGTTAGCTATGTTTTTACATAACACCCATGGACATGGTTCACAAGGTTTTTTACTCAATATCACTATTGAGGGAAACCGATTAGAAATTGTTCGATTTTTTGTTTAGCATTACTTAATTCTGATTCATGAATTACTAAATATTTGTATCCGTTTTCTTTGAGAAAAATTTCTTTCCTTGAATCTCTTTCCTTTTGTTTTTCAAAAGAATGAGACCAAACTCCATGAACATCTATACATATTTTTTGACCTAAATAAAAATCAATAGACCATTGAGCTATTCTTTTTTCATAAATATAAGCATAGTCTAATTCATCTAATATTTTAGATACTTTTTCTTCTATTAAGTTCATTGAGAAATTTCTTCTTACAGAAACATTTAAAGATTTTCTAAGGTGACCTACGGCAGATTCACTAACTCCAAATATTTCTGCAGCCTTTACATGACTTATGTAAGGATCTTTTAAAATATTTAAAGCTTCTTCTGTCTTTGGTATTTTGTGATACCACATTCGCTCGCGTTTTAATTTTAAAGCTTTTAATAAACGATAAAACGTTTCATCACAAATGCCTGCTTGTTCACAAATATCTTTCATTTTCATTGTTGAAAAGTTTTCTTTAACAAAATCAACTTGTTCCATTGTCATCTTGTTAAAAGTCATTCCATTTATAGTTAATGCCATTTTTAAATCCTTGTATTTGATCTAAAAATATTTTACATAAAATCGTTGTAACTTCAAGTTAATTTCCATACATGACGCCAATATTAGTACGCACTTGATTAATAAACAAATAACAGACTTTATTATCTACACTGATTTTACTAATAGAACGTAAGGCTTTAGACAGTAGTCTTGGCAAATCAGCAACGCCAACCTCGTTCATATTACGTTTGGTTTCTTTTTCTGATTGTGCGGCATCAATACTATCAAATACTACAACACCAACTTTACCAGTCTTGCCTAAGTCTTGTGCTAGTTGTAATGCTTCCTCTGCCGTATCTGGATAAACAAAAATCATTTTATCTGGATCTAAACCCATAGATTCTACAAGATCTAAACCTGTAGTTCTTTCTAAGTCGATCCATACTGGTGGCTTTGTATATCCTTTTGCTTGAACATAATTACGTACAATCTGCAAACATAAGGATGTTTTACCAGCAGAAGGTGGACCGAATATTTCAATTACTCTATCATCTGGTACGCCACCAATACCAAGTACAGCATCTAAAGATACAGAGCCAGTAGAAATAGGCTCTACTTTCTCGTACTTAGGGCCCATAGATAGAATTTCTTCTTTACCATATTTCTTAGTAAAGGCTGATGCAATTGCATCAATTTCTGGAATACCAGTTAGTTTTTTAATTGCCATTTTTAATCCTTTGTTTCATTAAGCTTATTTCTAAGTTTAATAGTTTCTTCGATTGCATTAATCATTTTTAGAAAATGCAAAAACTCTTCAAATGTAATTTCTTCATTTACTCTAGCTTTAATCCAGTTCTTTAAAATCTGACAGGCACCAATCTTGAATTCCCAAATGTCATTTTTTAATTGAAAATTAATGTCATTAATGACATTAATTTCTAGCTTATTATTGACATTTATTTTGCATGGAAACTTTACATTTGCAAACACAGTCGTTTCTATTTCAAAAGAGTCTATTTCGAAAGAGAACAAATGATGTTGTCTTAGTTGCGCGCCAATATTAGCTATTCTATAAAACTCATCATAGTCTTTTGGATATGGTACTCTTGGATAATTCTGTTTAAGTAAACCATTGAACTTCTCTACATAACTAGGCATATTTAAATAACCATATATATAGTCCATAATATGTTTTGCTTCTATTTCTGTATCGCCTAGACAATCATTTATTTCTTTTATAAATGATTCTTTTATATTAGATTCTACTTTATTTTGTTCGTTATAGATATATAGTGGTGCAGAATGCGTGTTTGCTTTTCCTGTAAAAAAAGCAAACTCTGGAGTACCTTTTGTAAGTACAACATGTTTAAAATCACTACTATCTCTTACTGATGCAGTGAAATTAAAATAGAAATTATCTTGAATTGATTCATGCTTTACAAGCTCTAATCTTTTTCCTTCTGTCATCTTTGAATCATAATAATAACGATTATCAAATGGTCTATAAGCAAAAGTCTTGTAGGTACCATTTGCGTCTTTTTCTTTTTTGTTTAGAGAGACTCCTTTAAATGGACTATTCTGTGATTCTAAATGAAGCTTGATATTTGATTTTAATTTATCGAGTTTAGTATTTACTAATAATTCATCAGTTGCTGTTAGTACTCCAGCACCTTTAACTTTAAATATATCTCCTAGCGAAAATCCTTCATTATAAATTTTTAATAATTCATTATCTAAAGGAATAAAGAAATAATTAGGTGCTTCAAGTGTTAGCTTTTGAAAATGAATATCTTTATTTTGTAAACATTGAAATTTGAACCACTTACTACCAATTAAATCTGCATAGAATACTTCTCCAAAATCATACTTTTCTTTTAATCCTGTTTTGATTAAAAAAGTGATACATACATTCGTTTTGATATCAAAAACGTTTTTATCTTCTTTTGTTTTATCACCGTTTAAATTTAAAATATAAATTTCATCAAAATCTTTCAGAAGCGAAACTCTCATTTGTTGACAAGCCTGAGATTTGATAAAGCTATTACTAGTAATAAATGAAATTAAACCTGTTTCTTGCCTACTAATTAAATCATGAGCGTATCTAAAGAATTTAATATAATCGTCATTTAAACCACCAGCGGTATTGAAATCTGCTTTATACGTTTGCATTAAATCAGTAATAAATTTAGAGTTGTTTTTACTATTACGGTTGTATGGTGGGTTACCAATTACAACAAATACTGGTTTATTTTCTTTTACTTGATTAGCTCCTTCAGTTTCTCTTGCAAGTAAACCTACAAAGTTATCTTTTTCAAGTAAAATTTCATTTACTGAAACTTTATCTAAGGTATTAGTTAAGTATATGTTTGTTCTTTGGCGACCATTACTAGTTTTTACTTTGTAACCATAGTGTCTAAATAACTGATCTAATTTAAAATTAGCAATAGTATAAGACGTCATTAATAATTCAAAGCCATTTAGTTTATTAATTAAATGATCTCTAATATATTCAAAACGTTTTTTACTATTTTCAATTGAATCGCAAATTCTTGTTGCAATTCTTACTAGAAAATTACCAGTACCAGTTGCAGGATCTAATACTTGAACTTTACTATATTTTTCGTCACAATATTCATTGTTTAAAAAACCACCATTAATATTTAATTTATCTTTTAAAAACAATTGTGACATATCAATCATGTAATCTACGATTGGTTCTGGAGTGTACCATACTCCAAGATTCTTTCTTGTTTCAGGTGAATAGTATTGTAAAAAATCTTCATAAAAATGAATTAGCAAATCACCACGTTGATGTTCTGTAATTGATAAATCATTTTCTTTAACTAAATTAAATATCTGATTAATTGAATCAAAAATATTTTGATTTAAGATTTTACTATTCTCTTCTAAAATATAAAAGAATTGTTTTAAGAATGGATTAGATTGAGGCATATAAAAAATAATATCCTCAAATGTAAATTTATCTGAATCTTTATTTGATTCGTTATAAATCTGTTTTGCAGCAAACATTGAATAAGAAATGGTTTGCGCAAATAAATCAGAAAACGATTCGTCATTAATATCTGCAATTAAATTCTTTTGAATACTATCTCTAAGCTCACTTAAAGTTTCAGATTCATTTAAATCTTTAATTAGATTTTGTTTTAATACTTTTGTTTGTTCTGCAAGTCTTTGTGCAAACTCATCTATATTCATTTATTAACTTTCTAAATAAAAGCAATCTACAGTTTCATTAGCGCTATTTAAATAATCTTTCAATGCAATAATTAACTTTAGTTTTGTTTGTGTTGCTGAATGTGTACTTAAAAATCCACCTTTAATTTGTTTAATAGATGAATCTAGTACATAGTCTTTTTGTAATGTTTGTTTGTTTGTAGAAATATATTGTTTAAGATTTTCATTTGAATAAAGCATTTGAAGTTTATCATATCTGTCGAACAAGAAAGATACAGTATTCTCTAGTGCTTGTGTCCAATTCTTAAAATCAAATACATAATCATCATCTTTTGTTTTTACTCTTAAAGAAGTTAATTTAGTATTTGGATCTAATTCTTGAGTTACTCTTTGCCAATTCAATATTTTAACTGGTGCAGCTTGTTTCTTTTTTAATTCGACGCAATAATCTTTTAATATTTCTTTTACAGAATCTACTTTATATTTAGTTTGATTACTAATGAACTCGCTGAATAAGTTTAAATGTAAATCTAAATCAAAGAATGATTCTACAGTTGCTTTGATCTTTTGATTTTGAATGATTTGTTCTAATGATTCTATTTTTGTTTTTGAAATTAAATCTACGTTATTCATTTCAGATCTATTTTCAATAAAATCTAAAATGTTAACTTGAAATAATAATCTATCTGTTAATTCATCTTTTGATAGGTCTAACGCGTCATAGACCTTCCATTCTAATCCGTTTGTCAAAATAGCCCAACGCACATTAGCAGAGATACAATACGAGATTGCCTGACTAACTGGTTTACCTACTAGCTTTTCATTTAATCTTTTAGCTTCTACTAAAGCAATTGGTTTAGTTTGATTAGGTACAAATAAAGCAAAGTCTACAGGGTTTTCTCTTTCACCATCTGTAAGCTTTCGCCATTGTGCTTTTACTTCTTCTGGGTCTTCACGATCCCATTCAAATAAATCTCTTAACATTGGTGCAATTAGCCAATCAATTGTTTGAGATTCATTAATGTTTTCGTATGTTTTGTCAGTTAGAAGTTTTAAATATTTATTAAAGTTTTTATTTTGCATCAATTTACAATTACATAAAGGATTATTGTTAAAAAAAATATTACAGAGAATAAGTCATCATCTTGATCCATATTACCCCTTAGAGCGTTGAGTCAATAAATAAATATTGTCCTCTACTTCGCTTGATGTGGACATTATCAAATCGTCTAATCCTAATGTTAGATTATCAGATTGCTTTAATTCTTCATATAGTTCATCTAATTCGGAAACGATATATTCTTCAATAGATAAAGATGTTTTAATTGCATCTGTTGTTACATTTTGATTTTGATAACACATCATTTGCATTTTTAAAATGATTTCTAAATTTACTACTTCTTCTCCATATATTACAATTCCTTTTTCCGCAAAAGAATCAAAATACTTTGTATAGGATTCGTAAATTTCACCTAGCAAAAGGTGATCTGAATAATTTCCT